CACCCACCGCCTTGTGTAATGGCAGGTGCATCAGGTCTCTCCCGCAAATCGCCTTGTAGGTGAGGTTTATTTCTGCCTCCAGCCGCCCGGCTTCTTCTGCCCTGCCTATGGCGTATTCAATCAGGGCCAGCATGTCCTCCGCTTTGTTTCGGATGATGGCGTGAAGGGGCTTCACCCTGAGGAGGTCACGACTCAATCTCAATTCTTCTAAAGTAACTGCTTCCATTCTTTTCCTCCTTGAAAAACTATTACGGCTGGCGACTGGTTTACTATGCCATGTCTGGTTAGGTGGCCACCTAGAGCCAGATGGGAAGCACAAGGTTTCCGTCTTTATTTTAATGCATGCTGACTTCACTAGCCAGCCGCCAGTCGTAATAGGGCCATCCTTTTACTCGTCCATGAGTCAGCCGATGGCGTGCTGTGCGGGGGTGATTATTTTACCACCTGTTGGTGCCCTCCGCGTAAGGGTGTGTTGCTACTACCGGGCGTCCAGCAGGGCAACAAGTTCTTCACGTACTGCTTTGATGTGGTCAGCTTCTTTCGTCAGACGCTTGGAGCCTGAGTCCGCCGCCATCTGCCGCATCTGCGCTTCTTCGTGAACATGGTTCTTGACCAGTTCAACAAGTCGCCCGTCAGACAGCCTGCTCTCGGGCTCACCATCAATTTTGATGATAATTTTATCCCCCGCTCTTGCTGGGATGTTGGTGATTCTGGTGATAACTGCTGGCATAATAACCTCCTGTGGTTTCGCCATTTTCGATTTTCTTAGGTTCACAGCCACTTTATCGAACGACTCTGCGGCTGACTCAATGTGTTTATCTATCTCTTCCTGACGCTGTTTCATGGCCTCGTCAAACCCGTATATCTCTTCGCGGTNGTGGTCGTGTATGGCCTCTGCAACTGGTACGCAATTTCCGGATAGGTTCTTTTTTCCCATCCAGAAGTACACGCACATCTGAATATCCCCCCAGTGCACCTCACCGTTCCGATACATCGCCAACCTTGGGATAATATCTTTGTAGAATCGTGACTCGTTGGTGAGGGTTAATACCGCCCCATCAACCTGCTCTGTGGTCATATCATGGGCCATATCTGATAAGCCCTTGTTTATCTTTCTTCATGTCTACCTCCTTGTGGTTTATTTTGCATGTATCCGTTTGAGTGGTGAACAATGCATGAATCCTCGTCAGTGAATACAAGTTCTTCACCACTCAACTGGAGTTCCTTTACTCATGCTTAATACCTCCTTGTGTTTTACAGGTGGAGGTGGCGGGCCTTTTAATCCATAACATAATAGGCTTCTTGCAGTCCTCGAACATACGCCTCCTGAACCGTAACGGCTGTGTCATCATTGGGAGCATCAAAATCGTCCACAGTAACCATATCCCGTAATTCTTCCGCCGCTCCTTGCAACAGGCGTAACACCTTGGTTCTATTAGGGTCATTTCTGACTTCGGTTATGGTTTTCTCTGCGAACTCAAGGGCCTCTTCTTTGACTGTACTCATTTTTTACCTCCATGTTTGGCTTTTTTTGTTTTGCCAATAAAATTATTCTAAATCTTCCTTTTGGTTTTGTCAACAGTTTATTTTCTGGGCAATTGAGTGCACGGTAGCTGGCTCTTAGTAATCCTCATCATACTCCCAATCGTCGTCAGTGCCCCAGCCTTGGTTCGGGTCGTTGTCTGATAAAGTGGTAGGGGTCTGGGTGGTCGGCTTGCAGCACCTTTCGTGAACGGCGGCTATCCCGGTGGATGGGTCGTCATTAAAGTGCTCGTCAACAATCTCACACCAATCGCCCTCCCATTCAACACTGCTTTTGAAATCCGGGGTGAATACTCTGCCGTATGAATCATACTGGCCTCGCATTTCCTGCACGACTTTGCCTTTTTTCAGACGGAACAGGCGAACCGGGTCGCCAGTCGCGCTATCGCTTAAAACTGCCTCACCACACTCTTTGCATAAATATGAAAAACATCCCATTTTTGTACCTCCTTGTTCGGCGGGTTGATTTTGTTTGCCGCCGATGTGATAACTTTACTCCTGTTGATTTGTTTTGTCAACAGTTTATTTTCACCAGATAAGACTGATTACTGGTACGTGGGTGGGCCAGTTGCTAAACAACCAATCATCAATCTGCTGTTCAGTCGGGTCTGCCCTTCTGGCCCACTCAACAAATTTGAGTTCAGCCCGCTTCTGTTCAATCCTCATGGTGAGGTTGGTGGTTCTGCTTCTGCCTTTCGCTCTGCGTCTGTTGATGTTCATGCTACTCTCTTTTTTAGTCGAATTTTGGTGTTGCTGCGTATTTATATGCCTCGGTTACCACTTCTTTCAAAGCCCATTTAGGCGTCCCACGACGGTATGTGAGTGTTACGACTTTTCCTTCTGATTTTGCCAACACCTGACCGTGGGGTTGATTACAAATGTGCTCCGCGACCATCCGTGCGATTGGTGAGAATTTGAATGCTATCTTCGTGGTTTCTAAAAGTTCGTCCATTTTTTGTACCTCCATGTTCGGTTGGGTTGGTTTTGTTTCCCGCCGATGTGGTAACTTTACTCCTGTTGATTTAGTTTGTCAACAGTTTATTTTCTGGGCAATTGAGTGCACGACTAATCGTGCTCTGAATCAGTCACCTTAGAACTACCCGCAGTAACAGCACTGGGTATGTGCACAGGAGGGATGCCATGGGCGAGCCATATCTCTGAGCGAGTGGTGAGGCCATACACTACCCCAGCCACAGCATCTGCTACATCCTTTGACCCTTGAGGTGGGTGGTCTATTTTCAAAGTCTTCATGTCCCTCTCAAGAGATGTGAACTCTGAGGATAGTTTCTTATGGGGCGGTCTGGCCAACCTTCCATCGTATAGGGCCTGCTTGGTGAAGTCGTATGGGGTTGATGTTCTATCAACAGACTGCACCCCCGCAGATATACCTCTGGCTCTGAATAGTTGAATGGTGTCGGCGGATTGAAAACTGTCCAAGGTCGCCCACTTCACATTGATGCCAAGCTTCTCCCGCAAGGTATAAACTAATTCACGTATTTTGTAGAACAGGATTTCCCCTCCCCTTGGCGGGGTCACCTCTAAGGTAAAATCCATAATTATGTGAGGCATAATCTCCACATGGTCGCCGCGATTCACCTCAATAAATCTGTCAACATAGCCCATGGCAACCCCGGCCCTGTCTCCTGTAAGAGCCAAATCCAAGTGTACCCATCTTGGGTGCTGTAGTTCTTTAAGACGCTTCCTGTGGACAGCAAGCTTAGTATCAACGAAATCCACTGAGTCCTTGCTCAATATACTTTGCGTTGTTTCTGATGCTGTGATGGTGTCTGTTCGCATTATAAACGGATGCAGGGCTACTGTAGAAACGCCAGCAATATCCCGCAACGCAGACATTATATCATTTTCAAACTCCCTCTTATACTCCTTAGGAATATCCATTATAAGGCAGGAATCTTCTTCGGATAGGGTTAGTTCCTCGCCCTCCTCAAGTAGGCGTGGCGACCTTGTGGCGTCCCCTGTGAATACCTTAAACCACTCCCCGGTAAACATTTCCGGTTTCAGTTCCCAAGTAACCTTATCGTACACATAAATAGTCTTGTCTGTTCTGGCCTCCTCAACCTTGGTGTCGGTGAACTGGCCGGGGTAACGCTTGGAAGACACCAAGCATAAAATACCGGGCATCTTACCCATCCGCATAAACCTTGACTTCCTACGCCTTGCAATGGTGTTATACAGGGATACGGCTTGGTCATAAGTACCCCCATCTCTGGTTGCTTTCGAGTTCTCAACAACAGCCATAAAGTTGAGTTCGTCAATAACCCCGCCTATCACATTCTGCCCTATGGCAGCGGTGTCAGCACCGGATACGGGCTTCACGGTGACATTGTTTGGGAAGTGCATTTCTGACAGCAATGACTTGTCATACTGAAAGTGGTCTTTGAAATACTGGCTGTTGTCTATCATACCCTTAAAACGGGTATAACTCACAGCTTTGGCAAGGGCGGCAGAGATGTTTTGAAAAATGAATAGCAACTCGGATGAACGCCCCTGTCCAAACACTTGCTGAGGGTTCTCGTAGGTGGAAATCAGGTACAACTGGTAGGCTGTGGTTATCAAGGCTATGGTAGTCTTGGCTGTTCCGATAGCCCCTGTCAGAACTGCCTCAACATAATCCCCACTATTAAGATTTACCAACTCCTCAAGCACGATAGGGTATATTTCATCAGCCATATCTAGGTAGTACGGGTTCATAATAAAATCGACAATAGGGACTGGGACTCTCAGCCTCTTAGCGGTCTTTTTTAGGCTTGCCAGTTCAGTGGTGCCATACTCCTTAACCTGTGAAGCTTCCTCCATCAAGTCACAGAAGTAGCTTCTGCGCCAACCCTCATTATCAATAGCCATGCCAACCTTGTACAAAGCGGCCCCTTTGGGCCTCCCAAACACAGACATGAGTACCTTCTTCTCCTCTCGGTACAGGTTATGCTTATTCAGCATAGTCTTCTTCTACAAGTTCTGCCTCCAGTACCTCGTCAGGGGTTTGTAAGATTTCAGCAACACGATTGGCTGCAACATGGTACTCAAGCCGGGAGTCCTCAGACACCTGCAATGACCCGAACCCGTCAAGGCCAGAACCATTCTCATCTTGCTCTGGTATGTGAGTCAATGAGTTCTCATTAGGAACAACAAAGTCATGCCTCTCAACATAGCCACGGTTCTTTGCCTTGGTCTTCAAAAAGAAGATGAGGGCGGTGGTGTCCCCTTCATAAATCTTGTTGACTAAGATGCTCTCAACATTGTCCACCATGGACTCATACACCTCAGCAAGCCCTTCGGCAAACGTAATATCCTCTCTACGCTTCCTGTAGAAGTGCATCCTTGAGATACCAACAGCCTTGCAGGTCGCACTCACGTTGCAACCTTTCTTAGCAAAAACTCTCAAAGTCAATTCACGGTCAAAATGCATCATGCTGCCTTTTTATTAAGATGTAACCTTTGTCTTTATCGCAGAGGCTGCCAATTCGAGTATTTTGCTGAACGCGATAGAGGTACTCTTTATGGCATACTGCTTCTTAACCTCTGTCATTGCTGTTATAAAATCATCAGTAAGGGTCTCGCCATCCGCCAAAAATACAGTCTCTGAAATCGCAAGCTCCTCCTCGACCAAGTCAAACAACTCGGCCAAAGCTTCCATGTCCCGCTTGTAGAGAATAAGCCCCACACGGTAGTGCTCTGACAGTGGTACTATGGACACGGAATCAATACTGATAGGCTTAAAATCATCTACAGAGATATTGGAGAACTCTTTGAAGTCTATACTCTCAATCTCATCAAATAACTTTCTCAGTATTCCTTTATCGTCAGACCCGTGGAGGGAGTTGTGGCTCAACTGCACTGCCAGTATCTCATCCTTTGTCATGTCCTCTTCGTCTGCATAGATGATTGTCAGGGTGCTGTACCCTAAAGACACGCAAGCCTTGTACCTGTGGTTCCCGCTTATGATTACATACTTGCCATCATCAGTCCTCTTGTAGCAAGCAATACTGGAACTCAGACCACTCTTACTTATGTTGTCCACAAGTCGTTGGAAACTTGCTTCATCCATCCTGTTGGCATTGACCTCAGTTGGTGCAATGTCCTCGATGGGGACTGTCTTTGTTTTCCACTTATTACTCAACCCTTCCTCCTCTTAATATAGTCTCTCTTGGCGGCTTCAATAGATGCTATGGTTCCAAACTCAAAGTCATAAGTGAGGGTGTTGTTTTCTCTCAGCACCTTTCTGAACACACCACGGTATTTCATGCTGACAGGCTGAGTGGTGTAAACCTTTGTAATTCCTGTACTTATGCGCTCAACAATCTTTCTTTCGATAAGGTTTTTAACCTCAACTGTTCGTATCAGCATGATGATAAACTTGCTTAGAAGCCGCACACTATTATTGGTGCAGAAATCACTCAACAGAAATAAGGAATACACTCCATCCTTTGAATAATCAAACCCAAATCCCCCAAGCAAAATATCGTCGGCGTACACTGCATAGCATATCCTCGGGGTCTGGGGCTTGGCGACCTTATGGACAAACGCTTTTTGCAATGTGGAGAAAAAGGAAGGCATAACATTACACACCTTTATGTCGGTCTTTAAGCCTATATCAAAGGAATCGGGAGGGGTGATAAACCTTGGGATGTTATTCTCTGGTATTACCTTTCTCGCACCAAGGTATTTATCAATACTAGAGTACACTACTGTATTTCCGTCAACCGCCACTTTCTTGTAAGGGAGGAACTTGTTTAGGCTTACGACAATCAAGGCTCTTCCGTTGGGCAGGGTCGAAGGCACGTCTGTGTACCTGCACTCGGGGGGTTCAAATGCACTCTCATAGTCTGAGTATTTCTTGAGGCTCACAACCGCCGTATTCTCTTTTGTGTTTTGTATCTGCTGGAATACAACATCCCCAAAGGTGGTATTTATGGCATCAATAACTGTCCCGACTATGTACTCAGACAAACTGAACATTTCGACTAAAGTATCGGCAGTCCTTCTGATACTGGTGAGACTTGGCACAATCTTGTCTAAGATTGCTTGAAACTCCAAAAAACCGTGCTCCACATCAATGCTGTACCTTTGTAATCTGGTAAACACAAAAAACACTGCAATAGCCTCTGCGGGGGTGCTGCCATTATAATGGTTCAACACATCGAACTGCTCAGTGTAGGTGATACTCAAGTCTCCTGTTCCAAGCCTGTAAATAACATCGTTATATTCTGACCCGTTCACTATGGTTACTTTTTTCCCAGCTAAGAACATTGCAGACTCAAGCGAATACCTGTATGGGTTTACAGTAACAACTTCGCTTGATGAGCCTGTAATCAACGCTGAGGTTATATTTTTGGACAGGGAGAAGGCCCGGCTTATGCTTCTAGTGGCCTGTAGATGGCTCTCAGCAAAAATAAGGGGGTTTGTCTTTCTCGGCATTGGTCTCGTCACACCAAATGCTTCTATGAAATCCTCCTCAGTCCTGATACTGCGGTAATCTTCTTCGCTGTTGGACAAGGCAAAATCGACAAACCGATACATGAACCTGATGGTTTCCATGGTATCTCTAAAGTCCGGGCTACTATTAAACAACCGGAACTCAAGTGTCTTCGTTGTGAAGTAGGCCATTATGTTTATCGGGAATCTGTAGTGCCTTCTGTTTGAACTATTTGCCAGAGTGTTCTTTACCCCTGCAAGAGTCTTACACTTACGGATACTCGAAGCAAACTCATGGTTGGGTAGAGGTACTAAGTGGGGGACAGAAAACCACCCACCAATATCAAACACCTTGTATAAAAGAGGGGTCAGGTAGAATCCTAGAATAAAAAACTTCTTCAACTCCTCAAGGCCCATGTCGCCTATATACAAATGACCATCGAAACCTGTATTCCACATGGTCACACCGCCAGCATCAAAACAAGACTTAATGGCCCTGCGCACCTCCCTAAAGTCACTATGGTTGGGTAACAAGGGGCGGGTATTCAGTTCCCCGCCAAACCTGCCAGACGGCGTTGCCTTTCTCATATTGGAATTGACAATACTCTTCTCGTTTGGCGACCAAGAATACCCAGACGGTAGATGTACCTGCTCGCGGTCAACGTCACCAAATTCGAGTTCCAACCCAAAAGTTCTACCACTCATTGAATGGAACTTCTCATAACTATTAAGCTTTGCATTATTGAGAAAATCAGCAGGGGGGTTATGGGATTCAACTAGGCTCTGAGCCTGCTCTGCGTGGCTATCCAACTGGTGGTTCATAAGGGGGCATCGGGTGCTTCTGTATAATGCCGTGCCTCTGACAAATAGCGGGTAAGTTCTACACTGAACAGGCTTATACCA